ACGGAATGTAACCTCTTCCATAACTGTTTCATATTTATACGAGAATAACCTAATTTAATTAAAATGGCAAACATTCCTATATGGCCCGGTTCATCATCATTTACAGCAGGTGATACTCCTTTTTCGTTTTATGATGCTGATACAGAATTTCAATCAGATGCTCCTAAATTAGCAGATTGGTGTGCACAAAGATTAGGATATCCTTTAGTAGATATTGAACTACAAGCAATAAACTTTTTTTCATGTTTTGAAGAAGCTATTAATGAATATGGTGCTCAATTATATAATTTTCAAATAATTAACAATTTTCAAACATTAGAAGGAAATACAACGGGTTCTAATTTTAATAATCAATTAATAACACCTAATTTAGGAGGAGTAGTAAATGTATCTGAACAATATGGAAATGAAGTTGATGGGGGAGGAGGTGATTATGAACTACAAAGTGGAACATTAGCAGTAACTCAAAGTCAACAAAAATATGATTTATTATCAAATGTTTCTTCATCAATAAGTGGTTCAGAATCAGTTTATATAAAAAGAATATACCATTATGCTCCCTCAGCTATTAATAGATATTTTGATCCTTACGCAGGTACAGGTACAGGAATACAATCTTTAATGCAAACATTTGGGTTTGGTAATTATTCACCAGGTGTAAACTTTATGTTAATGCCTTTATATTTTGATGTGTTAAAATTACAAGCAATTGAATTAAATGATAGTATTAGAAAATCAGGATATCATTTCAATATAGAAGATAATAGATATTTAAAATTATTTCCTATACCAACTAGAGATTATACATTACATTTTGAATATGTTTTAAAATCAGTAGCAAATAATCCTGTTAAAAATACAGCAAATAATTTAATAACAGATATATCAAATGCACCTTATACTACTCCAACATATGCTTACATAAACCAACCAGGAAGACAATGGATTAGAAGATATGCTTTAGCTTTAGCTAAAGAAATGTTAGGAAGTATAAGAGGTAAATACCAAACAATTCCTATTCCGGGGGATGACACAACTTTAGATTATGCTCGTTTATTAAGTGAAGCATCAGCTGAAAAAGCAGATTTAATTACAGAATTAAAAGAATTATTAGAATCAACAACAAGATTAAAACAACTTGAAAGAAAAAACCAAGAAGCACAACAAACACAAGAAACTTTTTATAAAGTACCTTACCATATTTACATAGGATAATGATAAAATTAAAAAACATACTAAATGAAGTACTAAATGAATTTATAGTACAAGCTTATATGCTAACAGATCCTGATTATAATATTACAGAAATATTAGAACAAATTAGAGCTATAAGAAAAGTTACAATTATAAGAAATATTACACCTCCTGAATATTCTCAAAAGAAAAATTTTGAATATACTTTAGTTACAATTAAATTCATATCAAGAGGAAGTCCTAAACAAGATTTAGAAAAAATAAAACAAGACATATTAACATCAGACAGGTCTGTGACAGATTTAAGAGTACCAGGTGTTAAATCATTTAAATTTAAATCAGAAACTTTACAAAGAATATAATGGCATTATTTGGGGGTTCACGAGACATATCACTTTTTAATACAATAAGTAAAGAACTTATTAATGATATAATCCAAACAGAAGTTGGATATTATAAATTTGCTCTTGAACGTACAACTTCTAATGTTTATGGTGAGTCTATGGGTAAAATGTTTTATGAACCCGTAAGAATCGCGTGTTTAATGAATAAAGAAGACCAAACATGGTCGTCTGATGACTTTGGATCTGACGTTAATCAATCGTTTAATTTTCGTTTTTTAAAAGAAGAATTAAAAGGTATAAATTTAGTACCCGAAATAGGAGATATATTACTTTTTAAAAATAATTTTTATGAAATTGATAGTAAAATAGAAAACCAATTAATATTAGGTAAAGACCCAGATTATGCTATTTCAACAGGAACAACTGATTTTGGTAGTAGCCATTCAATTATATTAACAGGTCATTTATCAAGAGTAGAAAAATTAAATCTAATACCTTTAAGAGGAGGAAAGTACCCTTCTACAAATAAAATAACAGATGGAACTGCAAATCTATATGATTTAGGATAATATGACACAAGATAATTCAAATAAATTTTTAAGACCTTTACCTCAAAGAAATAATGAAAAACTTAGAGATAATTTAAGTGCTCCTGATATTTTAAATCCGGCAAACCCAAGTTTTCCAGTTGAAGGTATAGCTCCAAGTAATCGTCAACCTCAAAAAGATGTAATAAATAGAGGTGAAATTACTAAAAGAGAAGATGATAAAATTAATGATATATCTATAGGTTTACAAGATCATGATGAAGCAATAATGTATTATTTTAATAATGTAATTAAACCATCAGTAGTTACTAATGGAGATAGAGTAGATGTCCCATTAGTTTATGGTTCTCCTGAAAGATGGAAAGGAGTTCAACAAGATGGTTATTTTAGAGATAAAGAAGGAAAAATACAAACACCTCTTATTATGTTTAAAAGAGACAGTGTTGAAAAAAGAAGAGATTTAGGTAATAAAATGGATGCAAATAATCCTCAACTTTACTATGTATTCCAGAGTGCTTATAATAAAAGAAACCAGTATGATAATTTTTCAGTATTGCAAGGTAGAGTTCCTAATAAAGAATTTCACGCTGTTGTAGTACCTGATTTTGTAAAATTAAAATATTCATTTATTATTTGGACTGATTTTGTAGCACAGAATAATAAAATAGTAGAAGCAATAAATTATTCTTCTGACTCATATTGGGGGGATGAAGAAAGATTTAAGTTTAATGCGAAAATTGATACTTTTTCTAATAATGTAGAAGTAGCACAAGGAAATAATAGAATGGTAAAAACAAATTTTGGATTAGAATTACAAGGATATATAGTACCAGATGCTATGAATAAAGAATTAGCTAAAAAACCACAAAAATTCTTTAGTAAATCAACAATAGTATTTGATACAGAAATAATAACAACATCAGGCCCATCTAAAACAAGAGAAGAAATAAGAGGAGAAACAGGAGAATATAGAGTAGGGGGGATAAGTACTCCTAGAACAACTGGGGGAATAGGCACAAGTGGTATTGGAACCTCAACCATATAAATTAATAAATAAATGGCAAAGAAAAATAGAAATACACTAAAAGGATTTTTTGAAACAGGTAAAAACCCTACAGAAGGTCAATATGCTAATTTAATTGATTCATTTGTTACATTAAGTGACGAAAATACTGGTAGTTTAAATATAAAAGGAAATACAGTCCTAGATGGTCATTTAACAGCATCAGGAGGTATAACAGCCAGTGGAACTTTAGTTATAGGTGGAGAAATATCAGCTTCAGGGGGTATTAGTTCAAGTGGAACAATAGAAGCACAACAATTTGTAGGAGATGGTAGATTTTTAACAAATATAACTTCATCTGTAATATCTACAACTGGTGTTACAGCTTCTTTTACTTCGGGAGCCCCAACAGGATCTTTAATAGTTAGTGGTAATTTATTCCACCCATCAGCATCAACAAACATATTGATGGCTATTAAAACAACAGGATCAATTATTCCTGCAGACACAAGTAATTATGATTTAGGTTCTCCTACAAATTTTTGGAAATCCTTATTTGTAAGTAATAGTTTTGCAACAACATACACAGGTATATTTAATGGAGCTTTAAGTGGATCAACACTAAGTTCTGCAGCTCAAGGTACAGCAGTTTTAAATACAAATGGAGTAGCAGGTAGTACTATAGATTTAGGTTTACAAACAACAGACAGTGTATTATTTGCAAGTATAACTTCTTCAGGAGACATTACGGCAAGTAGTGGAATAAAAGCAAATGTAATAGAAGTTAGTGGAGGTGAAGATAGTGGATATAGATTTAACAACGATCCAGATACTGTCATTTACCAAGAAAGTTCTAATGCTATAACTTTTAAAGCAGGAGATGCGGATACTTTTACAATTAGTGCTACAGGAATTGAAAATATAGGAAATTCAATTTTAGGAAATGCAGCTTCAGACACGCATACAATAACAGGTAATATAACAGCCTCAGGTAATATAAGTGCAAGTGGAACAATTTTTGCAAATAATTTCCAATCAGCAGGAGGTGATGTAGGAGGAATAAGTTTTACTGATGAATTAAACCTAACAGGAAATTTAACAGCTTCAGGTAATATAAGTTCAAGTGGAACAATAACAGCAAACGAAGCTAATATCTTAGGTCATATAACAGCTTCGAGTAATATAAGCTCAAGTGGAACAATAATAGCAAACGAAGCTAACATTTTAGGTCATATAACAGCTTCAAACAATATAAGCGCAAGTGGAAATGTAACAGCAAATTCATTTATAGGTACGTTTGTTGGAGCTATAAGTAGTTCAACCCAAATAGCAGCAGGTATATCAAGTTCGTTTGTAGTAAATTCTGCTACTGGTTCATTTATATTAGCTTCACAAACAAGTTCTTTTACATTAAATTCACAATCTGGTTCTTTTGTATTAAATTCACAAACAGGTTCTTTAAGTAATTTAACAGTTACAGGATCAGGGAATAATAGAGTTAGTATAACTACATCAGGTAATATAACAGCTTCGGCAGGTGTAAATGCAAGTGGAACGAGTT